TTTATAACTCAGAGGACCGTGGCAGCGCCTTCGGGCTCTGGGATGGCGCTGAAGAGCGCATCATCCCAGGCGCATTCTCCAGGGCGATCTCTGAGAAGGACGACGCCCGAGCGCTCTTTAACCATGAGGCTGATAAGCTCCTGGGGCGCGTCAGCGCTGGCACCCTGCAACTCAGCGAAGACTCGCGAGGCTTGCACTATTCCATCAGCCTGGGCAACACGACAGCCGCAAAGGACGTCCGAGAGATGATTAACCGGGGCGACCTGACCGGCAGCTCATTCTCTTTTAAGGTTACAGACGAAGACTGGACCGACGAAGACGGCACCCAGGTGCGGAACATCAAGGGCGTTGAGCTCTTCGACGTCGGGCCGGTGACGTTCCCGGCCTATGAGGCCAGCACCGCCAACAGCCGCGACATAGAAGGCGCGAAAGAAAGCCAGGAAGAGTTTGAGCGCGAGAAGGTTAAAGAGCGCGTCAATGAGCGCTTTGACGCCTTAGCCTTGAAGATTGACCCAGAGCTGGCAGATAGTAAGCTTACAGACGATTCTTGACAGCCTGAGAGGGTATTCTATACTCTTTCTTATACATTTAGCTACCAGGCTTGGCGCTCCAACGCGCTAAAGGCCGCAGCTCCAAAAACCTGCCCAGACAGTTTAAAGAGCCGCAAGAAACCCCAAAGTTTCAGCGGTTCTTTTTTTATGACCGCTGGGAAGGAAACAGATGAGCATTAAAGCTTTAAAAGAGCAGCGCTTTGAGATCTTCAAGCGCCTGGAGGAACTCCGAAACCTTGCGAATAGCGAGGATCACAACTGGAGTTCAGAGGATGAAAACAACTGGGAATCCTGTAATGGTGATTATGACCGCCTCAGCAGGTCGATAGAGGTAACGGAACGCACAGAGGAGCTCGAAAGCCAGCTCGCAGAGCGTAGCGAAAAGAGAAAGCTTTTCCGCGCCGAGCAGCCCGAGAGTGTGCGAGATGCCGCCCCTAGCAGAGAAGAGAGAGACGATGCGCTACAGGGCTGGGCCAGGGCGCAGATGGGCATGGACTTGGAAGAGCGTCACCAGCTCGCCTGCCGCAAGTGCGGCGTGAATCCTAAAAAGGATCACTACGAAACGCAGCTTTACCGGGGAAATTACGACACCATGCGCCGCGAGATGCGAGCGCAGAGTGTTGGCAGCGCTACCGCTGGCGGCGACCTGGTTCCCGAGGGCTTTGTATATGAGCTCGAACGGGCGCTTTTGGCGTATGGCGGCATGCGACAGGTCAGTTCTACGATAAGAACAGATTCCGGAGCAGATTTGCCGTGGCCAACGGTGAATGATACGGGGAATGTCGGCGCTATCCTGGCCGAGAATACCCAGGTATCCGAGCAGGATGTAACCTTCGGTTCGACGACGTTCGGAGCCTATAAGTACACTTCTAAGCTGGTACTGGTTTCCGAGGAGCTGATGCAGGATTCAGCGTTTAACCTTACCAGCGAGCTGGGTTCACTCCTGGGCGAACGGATAGCGCGTATCCTGAATACGCATTTCACAACCGGCAGCGGTTCAGGCCAGCCGAATGGTGTTGTCGAAGCTTCGCCAGTCGGTAAAACCTGCGCTTCCGCGACGGCTATTACCGCCAGCGAGATTATCGACCTGTTCCACAGTGTCGATCCAATGTATCGCGATGGCGCTTCCAGCGTCTGGATGTGTAATGATGCGTCGATTGCTGCTATCCGTAAGCTCACGGACGACCAGGGGCAGTTCCTCTGGCAAGCCGGGATGCAAGCTGGTATTCCTGACCGCCTCTACGGTCGAGCGGTGGTGGTCAACCAGGACGTGGCTGACATTTCCGCTGGAAGTCTCCCTATAATTTTTGGGGATTTTTCTCTTTATAAAATACGAGATGTGGCGGGCGTAAGGCTCTACCGCATGAATGAGCGCTACAGGGACTATGACCAGACTGGTTTCGTTATCTTCTCGCGTCACGATGGCGACCTGCTCAACGCAGGAACCAACCCGGTTAAGCTTCTGAAAATGGCAGCTTCCTAATGAAGATTTGCCTATTAGTCAGCAGAGCTGGGCCGACGTTTAGCCAGAAAAAGGGCGATATTGTGGAGGTTTCCGCTGATGAGGGGAAACGTCTGATTGCCGCTGGCCAGGCGCAGGCAGTAAAGGGAGGGGCCCCGAAGGGGGGCCCCTCTCCTTCTTCTAAACCTAAGAAGAAAGCCAAGAAATGAAGATTAAACTACTCGTAAACTGGCACCGGGAGACCTGCTCTCATTGTGTCGGTGACGTAATCGAGGTTTCAAAAAAGGTAGGCGAACACCTGATATCCATCGGCCAGGGCGTGAAATCTACCGGCAGCGTCACCGAAGCCGCTGCCGTAGATCCCGAGACCGAGAACGCCAGCCAGCCAGCGCCTGAAAAGAGGTAAGCAATGGGTTTATCCGTTGTCACGCCGCCCAGTGAAGAACCGGTATCTTTAGCCGAGCTGAAAACCCATCTCCGCGTTGATACGTCGGATGATGACACTTACATCACCGCCATCGGGGCGGCAGCTCGCGCCTGGTGCGAGGGGTTCTGTAATAGGCAATTCGTCAGCGCAACCTATGATTGGCGTATTGATAAATTCGGAGAGCTCCTGGTGCCGAAGCCCGATTTAGTGAGCGTCACTAGTATCAAGTACATCGACACCGACGGCGCAGAGCAGACGGTTTCTTCGAGTATCTACGATGTCGATACAGACCAGGCTCCTGGGCGCATTCGGCTGGCATACGATAAGAGCTGGCCGGATGACCGCCGAGCTGTCACCAATTGCGTAACGGTGCGTTTTGTAGCGGGCTATGGGGCGGCGTCAGCGGTGCCTGAGACCGTCAAGGCGGCGATTAAACTTCTCGTTGGGCATTTGTACGAACACCGCGAGGCGGTGACGTTAGGGCATCTCTCGCGCTCTCTCCAGTACGGCCTAGAGCGCCTTCTATGGCCTTACAAAATGGCAGAGGTCTAATGTTAGCAGGCAGGCTACGGCACCGGATAAATTTCCAGCAAGAGAGCCTGGCGGCAGATGGCCAGGGGGGCGCGACGCGCTCCTGGTCCAGCCGGGCTTTTGCGTATGCCAGCATGAAGCCGCTCAGGGCTGAAGAGCGCTTTTATAATGAGCAGCTCAATCACACCGGTACGCATGAATTCGTAATCCGGTATAGAACCGACATTGCGGAAACTGACCGTATCAAGTTCTCTGGGAAGTTTTACCAGATTACCGGCATCATCAACCCGAACGAGCGAGACCGGCAGTTAGTCATCACCGCTAAAGAGATCAAGACGTGACCTTTAATCTCAAGATAGACGAAACCAGCAAGGGCGTCTTGTTTAGACGCCTGGCGATGATGTCTCTGAAGATCCGCGAGAACGTAGAAACCGAGATAGATAAGAGCTCGAAGGCAATCCAGACAGCCGCCAAGAGCCGAGCGCCCAGGGACACCGGGGCGCTGGCGCGTTCTATCTCCCGCAAGAAATTTAACGATGGTTTAACAGGCGTTGTATACACCAAGACGAGCCGGGCCGGCGGGAAGAGCGGAACCGGGTACGCCCATCTGGTAGAGTTCGGTTCTGGCGCTTTCTACCGGACGCCGCCAGGCGTATCACGCGGCGGCAGCGCTGGGCCTTATCGTCCATCGTCCACCAGGATGCTGGCCGAATGGTCAGAACGTCACAACCTGCCAGCCTTCCCGGTGGCGCGTTCTATCGGTGAGCGTGGAGGCGTCAAGAGCAGGCCGTTTCTTTTCCCGGCGTATGAGGGAGAGCGGGCAAGCTTCACCAGAGCGCTGCGTCGCGCCATCTGGAACCGGGGCGTTAAAAGCGTAGCGGCGGGGGCGGCATAAATGGGCGAACGATTACCCCTCAACAGCCTGCAAAAAGGAATCTATAGCCGCCTGACGGACGTCAGCGCTGGCATCTCAACAACGGTATACGATGAAGTTCCAGAGAACACGCCCACATCGCCGCCTTACGTTGAGATAGGCTCCTGCAGCGTAGCACTCGACCTGGAGACCGTCAGCGAGTGTACGACGACCTTACACGCCTTCAGCGAGGCGGCGGGTAATAAGGAATGCAACGATATATTAGAGGCGTCCATAGAGAGCCTGACGAGCTCCGCGCTGACGCTGGATGAAGACTTCAGCCAGGCGATGGGACGTCTTGAGCTCGCAGAAATATTTAAAGAGTACCATGCTGATGGAAAGCTCATCAGACATGGA